GTTTTTGTAACTCAACATCTCCTATAGCCATTTTTGCTTTGTTAAACTCAGAGTTTAATTCGTTAATTTTTACAAGCTCTTCTTGTGTTAATTTTTTAGCTTTGTCTTGTGTAAACTTGTTTTTGTTTTTCATTTTGATTAAATTTAATTGTTACAAATATATGAATTTTAAAGTAAATATTTAGACAACCTATGTCTTGCATAAAAATACAAAGCCAATAAAAGTAAAATTACAATCCACCACCAATAAATTGAACTGCTTTCTTTTTTATCGATTTGTTTCTTAAATACTTTTTCTGATTTGTCTTTTTTCAAACTTAAATCTTGAGACTCTTTTTTTACCTCTTCTTTTTTAGAGGTATCAACAATATTAGTCTTTACTTTTTTGATTTTTATTTTAGCATTAACATACTTTTTATCTCCAATAACAACAGGCTTTGCAGAATCAATTGGTGTTATCTCAATTTCATCAATATCTTCATTTACAATTATGTTATTTTGAGTAGTAGTAACTTCCTCTTTTTTAGTCGATGAGGTACTATCTATTTTAACAACCGTGTCGGTTTTATCGATAGTAACCTTTCTTGATCCACAAGAAGTAAATAAAATAATTAGAAATATAAGGCTATATCTCAACATAAGTATATGTTTTTCCATTAATAGTTTCAGTGAAAGTTTTTCCGCTATCGTACTTCATCTTTAAAGTTCTCCAAGTATAACCAAAAGTCATTTCGAAGTGTGGTTTATCTTTAAATTTCCAATCTCCACCCCATACAAATCCTTTTGATTTAAAATACTCAACAACTTCAAGCCAATCAGATTTACCGTCCTTATCAAAATCTAACATCTCATAAGTTGCCGATTCAAACTTTCCATCTCCATCTTTATCAAGAAGCAAAACAATATCAAAAGCTAAATGGTAATTATGAATAGACTGCCCTCCTTTTGCTTGAGTAACTTTACCGAGTCTTTTTCCTGTCGAATCATAGAGTTTTGTTCTTCCTTGAGCATACAACTCATTTTGCTCTTCAAAAGTCCTTGTGGTGTACGCAAAACGCAAACGAACTCCCTTTCCAAGGAGTTTGTTATTCGCATAAGTATAAGCATCTAAAACTTTTTGTCTAATTTTAGGGTGCAGCGTGGCTATTCTATCAAGAGTTATCTTATCCATTACATTAAATCGTCAACATCTTCTTTAACTTCTTTTGCTCTAAGGAATGCCTTTTTTAGCATATCCCATAATTTTATATTATATGCTTCTTCAATATTCTCTTTTATAGAAACTAACTCTATAAAAATCAACAATATTGCACATATTTTAGTAAACATAAAATCTATACTTAACCATTTAAAAATAAATTCATTCAAGATAAATTTATCAATCAAGAATAATAATAAAACACAGATTTCGTATAATAACATTTTTGACACAATATGAGACAATTTTCTACTTCTAACACTTTTCCAACCATTTAATTTTACACTTTTAAAAATACCTGTAAAAGTATCAAGTGCAATAGCTGACCCAACAGCAATAAGTATTCCATAAATTGGAACAAAAAGAAGTATTAGTGACGATAGTAAATAATTAAGATATTTCATTATTTCCCTTGACCTTTATATGGTTTAACGTAGTTTTTACTTGACTTAGAAGAACTCATCTTAGTCTTAGCGTGAACTCCTTTTCTTTTGACTTTAGGAGTAGCTTTAAATACTGAGGTATTAGTTTGCTTTGCCATATTACCAAAGAGCTATAATTGAAGTTGAAGTAGTTTGAGATTCGTAAGAATGAACTTTAACTACCTGAACAGGTAAAGTAGTCCCTCCTTTTAAATCATTAAATGTAACTCTATCTCCTCCAATTGTAGTAACTTCAATATTACCATCTGCTCCAATATACAAATAACAACCCGGATTTCCGTTTGATGTTTGAGAAGAAGCATTATAAATAGAATAAAGTGTAGCACTCGAAGGAATAACATCTGCATTTAACAATAACTCTTTAGCACTTACAACTTCAACAACAGTAGCTGCAAAATCATTTGAGTTGTTATAGACAATATCTCCTGCTGCAACACCAAGTGAAATAAAATTAGCTTCACTATCAATTAATTGATTAGTTCCTGCACCTGTTGTTATTCCTGATGTCATTAAATTAGGATAAGGTATGTTTGCATTATCAGAAGGAATTACCTTCAATGCTCTTGTGTATTGTGATTTGAATACTGACATAATTTTTTAGTTTATTTTATAAAATGTTCTATTAATTATCAAGTTAGGACTATTTAATTTTTCCTTTCTACCATCACACCCACAATCTTTAATTCCCATTGCTTTAGTAGCAACCTTAACAGCTTTTTTAATTCCTGTCTTCGTTGTTATCTTGTCTATTGTATCTCCTAAACCTCTGCTTTTCATTGTGTAAAGATATTAAAAATTTTTAACTGAATTTGTTACAGGATTGTATTTTAAATTCTCAATACTTTTCCCTGTTTTTTTAAAATATCTGTCTTTTGCCCTTTCTTCTGCAGTCATAGAGTTCCTTATCATTCCCTCCATAGTATAATCCTTTCCATTAGGCATTAAATGACCTCTCTTTTGTAGTATCTCTACAGCTAATTTTTTACTTCCTACCTGAGCAGTAAGTCTTTCCAATAGCTGACCTCTACCCATAAATTTCTGAGTTGCCATCTTAATATTTTCCTCTTCGATTTTTTGGACTCGAAGCAGTTGAACCTCCCGGCCCTGCCCATAATTTTTTACACGCCCAATATCTTGGGGTTAGTTTATCATTTGCTGTATCGCATTTGTGTCTCGCCTTAAAACTCTTTCGAGCTGCAGCTGAGTAGTTATGCCCATAGCCCTTAGCTCCAAAATGGAGAAGTTTTTCCTCTCCATTGGAGCAAGCTTTTACCATCATCTTCTTACCGGATCTATCAGACGGAACAGGACGGTTACATTTCATTTTAGACTTATCAGCCATAATAAAAATTATTGACGAAAAGCACGAGTTGCGTGTCCCGGATACTTATCGTTAGATTCTTTTTTCTCAACTACAGGAGTCTCAACTACAGGAGTCTCAACTACAGGAGTCTCAACTACAGGAGTCTCAACTACTTCCTCTTTTTTAACTTTATTTGCCATAATTAATCACAATAAGGGTTACTACCTTTCATTCCTTTTCCTTTAGCACCATTTACTACTTTTTTAGAAACAGGACCTGAACCTCCTTTTATCTTAGAAACAGAGTTTCCAATCGAACCGGCCATTCTCATACGAGAAGCACCCGGCAATGTAGGAATTGCTTTTTTCATTACTTTTTCTTTTTTTGGTTTTTCATTGCTGCTTGAGCATTCATAGCATAATGCTTTCTTGCACTTGCTTTTAATTTCGGATTACTTGCTTCTTTAATATCGTAAGCAGTTTTCTTAGTCACTTTTTTCATAATATAGTTATTTAACGATTTTACCACCTAATGACGTGTTAAGACCTTGAAGGCTTCCTCCTGAACCCGCTTGTCTTCCTTTTGAACGCTCTCTTCTTGCGTCACTTACTTTCTTTCTTTCCGCATAAGAATCAGCTCTTCGTTTTGCAGAGTCAGCACTTATTTGTTTTAGTTTATCAGATAACTTAGATCCATCTAAATTATATGTTGGACTTTCAGATAAAGGCTTTGAATCCCTTACTTGTGATTTTTCTGTTCCCATAGTTATTTCTTTTTAGTTGCTTTCTTTTTTGCAGCGTTCTGACCTTCCCATCTTCCTTTTTGAAAGTATTGCTCTTCTCCTTCGTATTTCTTTCTTAAATCAGAAGGTTTCACACCTCTTAAACCTGCACGGAAACCTGCTCTATAGTTAGCACTATCTTGAGCGGTAGCCGGAGTGTCAGTATCTCTTCCTGCAGCATTATTAGCTGCACTTCTTGCTAAACCTAAATTAGCATAAGTAGGCTTAGGAGTCTCCGCTAAAGGAGTATCAGGTCGTCTTTTGTTTTTATTAGGCTGTTGCATAATTAAAATTTTAATAACTTTGTAGTAGCAAATGTAATAAAAAAAAATTAAATGAAATCTAATACAGACGATTACCTAAAATATTGGAAAGTGATCAGACAATTCATAAAAGTAAAATATGGATTAAATCAATCTGACCTTGATATGATACTTTTCCTTTACTCAGAAAAATACTTTAATACAGATAGATTTGATGAGTTCCAAAATCTTGTAGGGTGGGATAAAACAAGATTCGCAAGATTGAAAAAAGATGGTTGGATAGAAATATTCAGAAGAAAAGTAGGAAGAAGAAAACAGCTTTATGCGCTCTCTCAAAAAACAATAAACTTAGTTAGGCTTATCTATAGAAAACTAAGCGGGGAAGAAATCCCCGTTAGTCAAGCGCGAAACAAAATGTTCGCGAAAAATGTCTCATACAGCGATAAAGTATATCGAAATATGATACTCGAAATGAATGCGTTTATAAAACAACAACGACATCGCGCTCCTGAACAATAGTGTGAGGCTTGTCTTCTATTAGCATTGTAAATCCGTGAGACTTGTCGTAATAAATAACATCATCTTTTTTGATGAAGTTAACTTCTGTTCCCGATTCAATTACTAAGGCTTTTCTGTAACGCATAGCGTCAATGTCTTTCCCGGATAATACTAACCCTGAATCAGTTTTTATTTCCTCAGTAATGTCTTTTACAATAATGTTTTTCCCTATTGGTTTCATAATCTCTATTTGATTAAATTAATAAATATTGGTGTTTTATCATAGTAATCTTCAAACGTGGTGTAGTACAAATAATCAACAGCATCTTTCTTGCTCCAATTATTTCTTGACATAAGTATCTCAATCATTTTGTCAATTGAGTACACAAGATTTCCTCGACTACTGATTCCGATAATAGCAGCATCAAATCCCGCCACTTTCTCATACCCTTCATCAGGAAATTGGTCTAAAATCTTAGTCAATGAATCCATCTTCTGTAATGTCTTTAATAAATTTCCTCTTATCTCCGTCTTTCGGAGTAAGCATAATATCGATAAACCCTTTATCTCTATTATGGTTCAACACTTTAGCAGTGTAGTCTGAAAAAGCATCGCTGTTATCAATAATTTTTTGGCAATCTTCTACAGTTGCCTCATAACTTTGCATAAACCCATAGACCTCTACGGTAACAAAGTCAATTCCTCTTATCATCTCGTTTTGACTCATCTTTCCAATTTAACCAAAATCCAACAGCAACTACTATATTCATTCCCATTGAAGCTATTATCTCGTGAATATCCTCGTAAACATTTACAGTTAGATGGACGTGACCTACCACCCAAAATGGTATTGATAGGTTGCACGCCACCCAAACAATAGTAAAATGGATAAATTCTCTAATTCGCTGTTTGCTCATAACTTCGAGCCATTGTAACAATCGCATTAGTACTCAATATCGTAACAGCAACACTAACCGCGTTCTGTAATGCACTTCTTGTAACTTTCAATGGGTCAATAACTCCCATCTTAATCAAGTCTCCCATCTGTCCGGTTTTCAAATTGTAACCGTGGCCCGACTCAATACCCTCAGGATAAATATCTTTCGCTTTCAACCCTGCATTGTCAAGTATCTGTAAGAACGGAGCCATAAGAGCATTTCTAAGCATATCAACCGCAACATTGTACTCAACACTTTTCCCTTCTTGATGATTATTGAACAAAGCAGCACTCTCTTCAAGCAACGCTTTCCCTGCTCCCGGTAAAACCCCTTCCTCTAATGCGGAACGAACTGCACAAACAGCGTCATCGACTCTGTCGTATAACTCTTTTTGTTCAAGGTCGGTTTGACCGCCAACATAAATCACTCCAATACCACCTGTAAGCGAAGCAATTCTCTCTAAGATGAAGTCTTTGTCTGCTTTTTTAGTCGCATTTGCGTGAGCGTCCCACAATTCTTTCACTCTTTCCTCAATCGCCTCCTCATCTGCACGAGCATCTGACTTGATAATCACAGTTTTGTCTCTACTAACAATAACTTTTGCAGCGTGACCTAAGTCTCCAAAGTTGATAATACTTAAATCGTCCCCTGTTTTCTCACTAAAGTAAGTCGCTCCAACACTAAGAGCAAGGTCCTGCATTAAATCGTGTTGCTTATAACCAAAACTTGGAGGAGGAACAGCACATACTTTCAAATTCCCTTTCACTGTATTTGCCGCCAACGTGTTTACCACATTTGTAGAACACGGAGATACAATCAACAGCTTCTTACCTTCTGAAATAATTGGTTTTAAAACCTGCTCAATCTGCAAAATGTTTGAAATCTCCATATCAGCAACCAACACCATAACGTCCTCTAAAACACACTCGTCTTTCTTTTGGTCATTTACGAATAAAGAACTCAAATATCCTCTATCAAATTTCAAACCTTTAGTGGTCTCAGCATAAGTCTCATCAGTTTGGCTTCTCTCAACCGTAACAATTCCCGTTTTTCCAACATCTTTGTACACCTCCGAAATAATCCTTCCAATCTCACGGTCATTGTTAGCCGAAATACTCGCCACATCAATCAACATTGAAGTCGATAATCTCTTACTCTTCTTTTTTAAATTGTCCACCACCTTGTCGCTTATCTCCACCAACGATCTCAACACCTCTGTTCGATTGTGCTCATCTTTAATCTCATTCAACCCTCCCAACACTAAAGCCTCAGTCAAAACAATAGCCGTAGTAGTCCCATCTCCCGCATTGGTAGCGGTACGCTCAGCAGCCTCCTTCATCATTCTCACAGCCAAATTCTCAACAGGGTCAAATAAGTCAATACTCTTAGCAACAGTAACACCATCTTTAGTAACAGTAATCCCGTGAGTGTGATGAATAGACTCAATTAACACAGTATTACCTCCCGGACCTAAAGTACTCTTTACAGACTTGGCCATCTTAGCAACACCATTAGCTAATTTTTTCCTTCCTTGGTCTCCAAAATGTAAATCTTTAGGAGAATAACCTTCATTTTGTATCATTTGATTAAATTTTAAATTGATATGCACAAATATAGTACATTAATTGTAAAATACTACAGGTTTTTTTATTTTTTTACCAACAAAAACACGAAGTGGAGATACAAACGGTTAAAAGAACTAAAGTTCTTATGCCGGAATGTCAAAGTTTAGCTTCCCTATATATATATATATATTTCCTCCTTTATATATATTTTTTTCTATTATATTTCATTTTTTTTTTCGACATTTTCGACATAAAAAGAATAATATATTAATAATCAATAAGTTATAAAAAATAAAACGACATAAAAAAAGACAGAAATATGACGAATATAGACATAAAAAAAAGGAGATTTATAAAATCCCCTTAATTTCTTAGAACATAAAGCTAACTAATAACCCATATCCTCAATTCCCTCAGACATCATTTCGCCAATAGAAACTCCCTTAGCAATCATAGAAACCTTCTCAGCTTTCTTCATACTCTTCCTAAGCTCTGAAGCCTGTGCAATACCCGTCTGACCATCAGGACGATTATTAACTAACCTACCATTACGCATACTTAATCCCGAATACTTTGCACTCGAGTAAATACTGCCACTAATCTTTAATCCTCTTTTCATATCACGTGAATTTAAAAGTTATAACAAAGATAGTTTTTTTTATTAGATGGTATCAGTGTGGGGGTATTATAGCGATTTTGCGCGAGGATCCCAAAATGGAAACTGATTTTTTTTCGATGGGGTGGGGTGTTGTTTTCAAAATTTGCACCCGATTTTTTTGGCTTTTTGTCCGTCCGTCCTTTCGTCCGTCCGTCCGTCCCGATGTTATTTTTATATGGTTTCTTTTACGTATTCTTTTGTTTATATTACTACTTTATTTCGCTATCCTTGTAGCTTTTTACCTACAAAAGTGAATGTATATTAATTTAGCAAAAATGTATATTAATTTTGCAAATGTATATTTTT